GGCAATGAGGACACTTTGAACAACTACGGCGCGCAAGCGGCTCAACCCTTAAGTCCGCTTTAGCGGACGGCACAGTTAACATTCTTGATGTTAACTGTGCTAACTGACACCACGCTCAGTTTCTAACTGTCGGGGGGTCTAAATTCAACAAAACAAACAAAAAAACATATGAAAAGACGTAAAATGAATCAAAAAAAATCTAAAAAATTCTTTACAAAAACCGCGATGAAAACTAAAATTAAAAACGTATCTCCGCGACCTATGCGCGGCGGTATTCGTCTTTAAAACATAAAATCGGCTACATTTATGACATGTTTTCACCCCATCGATTGCTACCGCCAGAAAGGCGGGGGCATTACTTTTTCACGCAAAAATGCATATATTGATCAACCGCTTAAAATACCCTGCGGTCAATGTATTGGCTGTAGGCTCGAACGTTCACGGCAATGGGCTATAAGATGCGTCCACGAAGCATCACTTTATAAAAATAATATATTTATAACGCTCACTTACTCAGATGAACATCTCCCGCGTGATAACTCTCTCCATCTCGAACATTTTCAAAATTTCATGAAAAGATTGCGAAAAAAATACGGCGAAAATATCCGTTTTTATCACTGTGGCGAATACGGTGAACAAACTCAACGCCCGCACTATCACGCATGTATTTTTAATTTTGATTTTGAAGATAAAAAAATATGGCGACGGGCAAACGGCAATAATCTTTACAATTCTGAATCTCTCTCAAAGCTATGGCCTTACGGCTACGCCGTAATCGGTGAAGTTACGTTTCAATCGGCCGCATATGTCGCCCGCTATATTATGAAAAAAGTCACGGGAAAAAATTCCGAAGCACATTATGAGCGAATCGATCAAGAAACTGGCGAAATATATCAACTCAAGCCCGAATATACAACAATGAGCCGACGCCCTGGCATCGGTTCCGACTGGTTTAAAAAATATCAAAAAGACGTTTTTCCTCAAGACCGCGTCATCATGAATGAAAAAAAAATGCGTCCACCAAAATACTATGATCGCCAATTTGAATTGCTTTACCCTAGCGATTTTGAAAAAATAAAATCTCGTCGCAAAATAAATTCAAAAAAACACTTGACAAATAACACCGAAGAGCGTTTAATAGTCCGCGAGCAAGTTCAAAGGTTACGACTTACTCGTTTAATCCGTCAATCAATTTAATCTAACTCTATATGTCTAAACAAATTGTTTTTGCTGTTTTTGATAAAAAAGCAAATATTTACCAAAATTTCTTTTTTTCTAGATCTATTGCTGATGCGATTCGTTCTTTTACGACTGCAGTAAATGATCCGAATACTCAATTAAATCAATATTCAGATGATTTTGAACTTTATAAAGTTTGTGAAATTAAAGATGATACCGCTATTGTGAGTAATGCCGAAATAACCGCGTTGGGGTTAGCACGGACTTATTTAAAGCAAAGATCACAATCTACGCAAGTAGAAAATATTAGCGATATGATGTAGCCGTTATATAGCTAATATTTCTGACCCCTTTACGAGTTATCGTAAGGGGGTTTTTTTTTAATTAAAATTTATAAAAATGTCTTTACCATCAGTAATGGGACACTCATTCAGTCAAGTCCCGAAAGCTCAAATACAAAGAGCGAAATTTAATCGTTCTCACGGCCACAAAACTACATTTGACGCGGGTTATTTAGTCCCCGTTTTTGTTGATGAAGCGCTCCCAGGCGATACCTTCCAACTCTCCATGTCCGTATTTGCAAGGCTAGCTACTCCTATAAGCCCGTTCATGGATAATCTTATTTTAGATTCTTTCTTTTTCGCCGTTCCTAATCGGTTAATTTGGAACAATTGGCAAAAATTTAACGGCGAACAAATCGATCCAGGCGATTCTACTGATTATCTTATCCCTACAATGACCTCACCTGAGGGTGGTTATATTTACGGAACATTATCCGACTATTTCGGAATTCCCACTGGTATAGCTGGACTTGAGCATTCATCAATGTGGCACCGTGCTTATAATCTTGTTTATAATGAATGGTTTCGCGATCAAAATTTACAAGATTCTGTTATCGTCGATAAAGACGACGGCCCCGACAATCCTTCCGATTATGTAGTATTACGCCGCGGTAAACGTCACGACTATTTCACGTCTTGTTTACCATGGCCCCAAAAAGGCGACGCCGTTACTCTCCCCTTGGGGACTAATGCCCCTGTCGTCGGTAATAATTCTGTTCCTACTTTTTCAGGCCCTACTCAAGCTGATCAAAGTTTAAAATATAGCAGTTCTTTTGGTTTTTACCCTGCGCTTGGAACTGGACCTAATGGCTCTGATGTGAAGTTTGGATCTCAAACAGGTTTAATAGCTGATTTATCTGATGCTACTGCAGCTACAATTAATGAACTCCGTCAAGCCTTTCAAATCCAAAAATTATATGAACGCGATGCACGCGGCGGAACTCGTTATACCGAAATTGTCAAATCACATTTTGGCGTTACATCTCCCGATTCTCGTTTACAACGTCCCGAATATCTCGGCGGTGGAACTACTCCTGTAAATATCAATACTATAGCTCAAACCTCTGCCACTGGAACTGGAGACACTCCTCAAGGTAATCTTGCCGCTATGGGCGTCGTTTCTGCAACTGGTCACGGATTCACCAAATCTTTTACCGAACATTGCACACTTATTGGTATGGTATGTATTCGTGCAGACCTCAATTATCAACAAGGTTTAAATCGTATGTTCTCCCGTCAAGAACGCTTTGACTTCTTCTGGCCTGCACTTGCACACATTGGCGAGCAAGCGGTATTAAATAAAGAAATATTTGCCCAAGGTACCTCCGCTGATGAGGACGTATTTGGTTATCAAGAACGGTATGCAGAGTATCATTATAAACCATCAATTATCACTGGCAAAATGCGTTCAACCAATGCTCAAACTCTCGACAACTGGCATCTTGCACAAAATTTTGCGTCACTCCCGCTTTTAAACGGTAGTTTTATTCAAGAAAATCCTCCTATTTCTCGCGTTATTGCTGTTGATACTGAGCCTCATTTTTTATTTGATTCTTATTTCAATATGCAATGCACCCGTCCAATGCCATTATATAGCGTGCCGGGCTTAATTGATCACTTTTAATTTATGTTTGGTGAAATATTTGGAGCGTTCGGCGATATAGCTGGCGCTTCTATCTCAGCGAATTCGGCTGAGCATATAAATCGGCAACAAATGGCTTTAGCTCGTGATCAGATGGCATTTCAAGAGCGTATGTCCAATTCTGCCCATCAACGCGAAGTAGTTGATCTTCGCGCTGCTGGATTAAATCCTATTCTTTCCGCACAACGCGGATCTGGTGCATCTACTCCATCAGGTGCAACATCTCCATCTCTACAAAATCCTGGCGCTGCTTTTCAAGGCATCGGATCCCGTTTAATCGATTCATTAAATTCTTCGTATCAGCGTCAGAAAATTATCGAAGAAATGAAACAAATCAAAGAAGGTACTGAAAATGCCAAAGTTACTAACAAGCTCATTCAAGAACAGGCTAAAACTCAAAAGACCCAACAAGCCCTTAATTTGGCATCTGCGAAAAATACGAGTACTAATACTAAAGTCACTGAAACTGCATTACCAGGCGCAAAGACTCAGGAATCCATAGATTCATCAACATGGGGCAAGGGTCTCCGCTGGATTAAATCAACTATCGATGCTGTAAACCCTCTTACTTCTTCAGCTCGCAACATTCATTCTATGACAAAATCTCCTAACCCACATCACCCACATTATCAACATTAATCATTTAATATATGACAAAAAATTTTAAATCTTTATATAATCGTCCCGACGCTGGTTTATCAACTGAACTTGATTATAATACTCATGTAACCGTCCAATCCCAAAAAGAAGCTTGCGACGTTAAAAATATTGTTGCTCGCCACAAAATTGTTAAAGGCTTTGACATATTTGATAATTATCGCGATGCAACTTTTTCAAATGAAGTTATCGATTTAACTATTCTTCCTTCTGATTTTGTTCAAGCTCAAAATCAAATTAATTACGCTCAACAACAATTTGAATCTCTTCCTGCAAAAATTCGCAAAAATTTTAACAATAATCCTCGTGAATTTTTATCATTCGTTCAGAATCCCGAAAATATTCAAGACCTTATTTCTATGGGTCTCGCAACTCAACGCCCCGTTGATCAATTAAATGTCAAGCAAAATAATGAAAATATTCAAAATAATTCAACAAATTCTAATAATAATGCTTCTGCTAATTAATCTGATTGCTACACTTTCTATATCGTTATATGTTACGTCTACTACAGATCATTTCGTTATTGTTAAACATCAACTCTTATCTCGTTAATATGAAAATAAAATACAAAAAACTTATTCAAATAATATTGTATCTAATCGGCACACTTCTTGCCGAAAACAAATTTAAAATTGTGGACAATGTTTCCACCATCTTAGAGGCGACAGCCTCTAACCACCCTGCAAACCCTAGCCCGCCCGGCAATGAGGGCACTTTGAACAACTACGGCGCGCAAGCGCCTCAACCCTTAAGTCCGCTTTAGCGGACGGCACAGTTAACATTCTTGATGTTAACTGTGCTAACTGACACCCTGCACAGTCTCTAATTGTCAGGGGGTCTAAATTCAACAAAACAAACAAAAAAATATATGAAAAGAAGAAAAATGAGTCAAAAAAAATCTAAAAAACTCTTTACAAGAACAGCGATGAAAACTAAAATCAAAAATGTATCACCTCGCCCAATGCGTGGCGGTATTCGTCTCTAAAACATAAAATCGGCTACATTTATGACATGTTATCACCCCATCGATTGCTACCGCCAAAAAGGCGGGGGCATTACTTTTTCACGCAAAAATGCTTATATAGATCAACCGCTTAAAATTCCCTGTGGTCAATGCATCGGCTGTCGTCTCGAACGCTCACGGCAGTGGGCTATCCGATGCGTCCACGAAGCATCTCTTTACAAAAATAACATATTTATAACGCTCACCTATTCAGATGAACACCTCCCAAGTGATAACTCTTTACATCTCGAACATTTTCAAAACTTTATGAAACGACTCCGCAAAAAATATGGCGAAAATATCCGTTTTTACCATTGTGGTGAATATGGTGAGCAAACTCAACGCCCCCATTACCATGCTTGCATTTTCAATTTTGATTTTGACGACAAAAAAATATGGCGAAGAGCTAACGGAAACAATTTATATAATTCAGAATCTTTATCAAAATTATGGCCATTCGGCTATGCAGTAATCGGCGAAGTTACATTTCAATCTGCCGCATATGTTGCACGCTACATTATGAAAAAAGTCACCGGCAATAATGCTGAAGCACATTATGAGCGTATCGACACAGAAACTGGCGAAATATATCAACTCAAGCCTGAATATACCACAATGTCACGCCGTCCAGGCATTGGCTCTGATTGGTTTCAAAAATACCAAAAAGATGTTTATCCGCAAGACCGTGTAATAATGAACGAAAAAAAAATGCGTCCGCCCAAATACTACGATCGCCAATTTGAGCTTCTTTACCCGAGCGATTTTGAAAAAATAAAATCTAGACGCAAAATAAATTCAAAAAAACACTTGACAAATAATACTGAAGAGCGTTTAATAGTCCGCGAGCAAGTCCAAAAACTACGGCTTACTCGTTTAATTCGTCAATCAATTTAATCTAACTCTATATGGCCAAACAAATTGTTTTTGCAGTTTTTGACAAAAAAGCTAATATTTACCAAAATTTTTTCTTTGCTCGTTCTATAGCCGATGCGATCCGTTCTTTTACGACTGCCGTTAATGATCCGAATACCCAATTAAATCAATTTTCTGACGATTTCGAATTATTTAAAGTTTGTGAAATTAACGATGAAACTGCTATTGTGACTAATGTTGAGATATCCGGGTTGGGGTTAGCACGGACCTATCAAAAACGGACATCACAATCTACGCAAGTAGAAAATATTAGCGATTTGATGTAGCCGTCATATTGCTATATATTACTGACCCCTTTGCGAGCTATCGTAAGGGGGTTTTTTTTTAACAAAAATTTATAAAAATGTCATTACCTTCTGTCATGGGACATCAATTCAGCCAAGTCCCGAAAGCTCAAATCCAAAGAGCCAAATTCAATCGTTCTCACGGCCACAAAACAACATTTGACGCAGGATATTTAGTCCCCGTTTTCGTTGATGAAGCCTTACCAGGCGATACCTTTCAATTGTCCATGTCTGTTTTTGCGAGGCTTGCTACTCCTATATCGCCTTTTATGGATAATCTAATACTCGATAGTTTCTTTTTTGCTGTCCCTAACCGCTTAATTTGGAACAACTGGCAAAAATTCAACGGTGAACAAGTCGATCCCGGCGATTCAACAGATTATTTAATTCCGACTATGACTTCACCTGAGGGTGGATATATTTACGGAACATTATCCGATTATTTTGGCATACCTACAGGTATAGCTGGGCTTGAACATTCATCAATGTGGCACCGTGCTTATAATTTGGTCTATAATGAGTGGTTTAGGGATCAAAATTTACAAAACTCTGTCGTTGTTGATAAAGACGACGGACCAGATTCTCCCGCTGATTATGTCCTTCTCCGTCGCGGTAAACGCCACGACTATTTCACCTCATGTTTACCTTGGCCACAAAAAGGCGACGCTGTTACTTTACCTTTGGGAACTAATGCTCCTGTTGTTGGTAATGATGCTGTTCCTACCTTTTCAGGTTCTACTCAAGCCGATCAAAGCTTAAAATATTCGTCTTCCATCGGTTTTTATCCTGCGTTAGGCACCGGACCTTCTGGCTCTGACGTTAAGTTCGGCAGTCAAACTGGCTTGATAGCTGATTTATCTGATGCTACTGCCGCAACAATAAACGAACTCCGTCAGGCCTTCCAGATTCAAAAATTATACGAGCGCGATGCTCGTGGAGGCACTCGTTACACCGAAATCGTCAAATCCCACTTTGGCGTTACTTCTCCCGATTCTCGCTTACAACGCCCTGAATACCTTGGCGGTGGAACTACTCCAGTAAATATTAATACTATAGCTCAAACCTCCGCAACTGGCAATGGCGACACCCCGCAAGGCAACCTTGCCGCAATGGGCGTTGTTTCCGCTACTGGTCACGGTTTTACTAAGTCATTTACTGAACATTGTACACTCATTGGTATGGTATGTATTCGTGCCGATCTCAATTACCAACAAGGCTTGAATCGCATGTTCTCGCGCCAAGAACGCTTTGATTTCTTTTGGCCTGCTCTTGCCCATATCGGCGAGCAAGCTGTTTTAAACAAAGAAATTTATGCCCAAGCTACCTCTGCCGATGAAAATGTATTTGGCTACCAAGAGCGTTATGCTGAATATCGCTACAAGCCCTCAATAATCACTGGCAAAATGCGTTCTACAAATGCCCAGACTCTCGACAACTGGCATCTTGCTCAAAATTTTGCATCTTTACCGTTGCTTAACGGTAGTTTCATTCAAGAGAATCCTCCGATTTCTCGCGTTATTGCTGTTGATACTGAGCCTCATTTTTTATTTGATTCTTATTTCAATATGCAATGCACCCGTCCAATGCCACTTTATAGTGTGCCGGGCTTAATTGATCACTTTTAATTTATGTTTGGTGAAATATTTGGAGCGTTCGGCGATATAGCTGGCGCTTCTATCTCAGCGAATTCGGCTGAGCATATAAATCGGCAACAAATGG